GGGCAAACAGATATTGGGGTGACAACAACCAGTACCGTCATCACTACTGCCGGCGGCATCGCGCTACCGGCGCTTGCCTCTACTTTTTGGGTTGCTAATGTCAACGGAGTGAAGTATGGCGTTCCGTGCTTTGCGCTTTGAATCATGATACTTTGTCAATAGGAGATTCTGATTATGCAGAACAAGATTTTAAATTGTCCGCCAGCGTATTTGTCTACGCTGTCGCTGACCACGATGGGATTCAATTTATTGAATGCCGTCATCACGACATTGACACCGGGCGGTGTTGGCTTCACAGCCACGCAACCCTATATCATCGTCAAGCACTTGCGTATCAGCAATCAGCTCACGACATCGGCCGTGACCGTATCGCTTTACAAGGGCACCATTCTTTCAAGTGCGACGCCTTACGCTTGGGCCAATGTTTCACTCCCTGCGCAGTCATCGCTTGATTTCGTGGCGCAGGATCGATTCGATGCGGACTACCTAAGTGGTATCGCAAGTCTGCCGAACTCTGTGGTGATTGATATGACGGGAGAAATTGGAATCTCATGAGTAAAATTTATGTTTGTGAAGTTCCAGGCCTTGCGGCAACGCAAGCGAACGAAGGGGCAGTTGCCGTCATGCCAGTCCCTTCCACCATTGAGTATTCAGTCATCGTATCGGCAGGCTCAAGCGGCGCGGCGCAACCTTTCGCACCCACAACGGCATTCATCGAAGTCAGTGCGGATACCACGTGCTCGATCGCTATCGGGCTATTCCCCGGTGTTATCGGTACGGGTTCAGCGGGCTTGACCAATCGCCGGTTGAACGCCAATGATCGAATTACCCTGCGCGTGCCTTCCTCGCCGCAGTACGGCGGAGCGAGTAGCATTCCGCAGAACGCGCCGCAATATGCGATCTTCACAACTGCGAACGTTTGATGGATACACGCGATTGGATTATCGTCATTTCAACAGCGGGTATTCAGCTCGCAGCAACCGTGTTTCTGTTCAAACATCCTGATCCGGTGAACTTCGCGACGTGGGCGGCGGTATGCGGTACACTCGCCGGGGTTTACCATCTATTGGTGGTCCGCGACTCCAAAGAGAAGGATGCGACATAATGCCTTTTCTCGCCCTAATTCCCGTCAAGGATTGGATCTACTTAGGCGTCATTGCGGCGATCTTCGCGGGCGGCATCTACATCCACCACAAGCTGATTACCGAGGGGATTGCGGAGCAACGCGCGGCTGATGATAAAGCCTCCGCTACACTCGTAGCTGATATCGCGAAACAGACAGCCGCTTTGCAAGTCAAAGCCTCCATGGCGGAACAAGCGTTCAATAAGGAACACGATGACAACCAAACTTTTCGTGATAGCCATCCTCTTCAGCCTGTACGGTTGTGCCGCGCCTCAAACGTTGGCAGTGCGCCCTCAACCGGTGCCACTCACTCCGGAAATGAAAGTACCAGCGCCACCGCCGCAGATGTTTCAAACGTGCCTCCGGGAAATAGTAGCGGTGGGACAAGCGCAACAGGCCCAGATATCTCAAAACTGCTTGGACTTCTTGCAGACCGGGCCGATAACGTAAGCGCCGAGCTTCGCGAATACCAATCTCGATAGGAGCCTTTTCATGACGACTCAAAACATTACCGTTCCAATCACTGGCGTGACTGCTACGGACTTATTGGCCATCTCCAACGCCGTTTCTGCGCTATCGACGGGCACTGTCACGACATCAACACCCCCGCCCCCTCCACCGCCAGTGTTGTCGAGCGTCGTCTACCAAAACGGTGCGATCAATTGGACATTCAATATGTCTTACGGCGCGACAGTGAATTATCAGGACACCGTAGGAGCGCCTCCCACAGGTACCCACGATGCGGCAATCACGGTCACAGGAGCGACTGGCGGCGGCTGGCAACCGGGGGTATCTGATGCGTGCCAGAATCAAGGCATAGGATGCTTTGACACAACGCCTTATGCCTATTTCGTATTCAGCTACAAAGCTACTACCGCAAATTTAGAAGCGAACCTCATCATGGCTTGGCATCAGCCGGGAGATGTCCCTAACGGCAATCAAGGTGTCGCCATTGGGCAATATTGTTCCAAGCCGGCCGTTGGCAGTTGGGGGACGGCAAAAGTCCCGCTGTCGATTTTTGCGCTTGCGAATAAAACAGTGTCGAAGTTCACGCTACAATCAAACACACCTACAGTGTTTTACGTTAACGATGTGGGCTTCAGCGCTACCTAATAGGAGAACAGGGATGTGGGACTTCGTTCCGACATTGTTGAAATGGATCGTGCCCCCTCCTGATGCGGACGTTGCGGCTAATCATGGATGGCGCTGGCGTATCGCGACATTTACGGCCGCGAGTTTTATGGGGGTTTTGACGATTACCATTTTAGCCTTTGGGCTCGTGCCGGCAGTATTCGCAGGGTTTGCGAGTTCCATGGCACTTCAAGATAGCGTAAATGAGCAACGTCAACATTGGGTCTACCAACTCGATACGCAGATCTTAAGCTATCGTGTCCAGCAATGTCATGCGACGACTCCTGAAGCTAGGCAGCTTTATTTCGCTCGCATGCAATGGTTGATGGAAGAATATCAACGACTCACCAAGCAGGCATATCCGCTCCCGGCGTGTACTGATTTATGAACTTTACGTTGGAAGGTGTTGCTTCCCTCATCACATCGATCGCGACATTAGTTTATGTGGTGCGGATGGATCGTAAAGTGGAAGTAGTGCATAAGGCTACCAACAGTTTAGTGGTAGGGCTTGTGAAATCTGCAAAACGCGAAGGACATGCAGAGGGTTTAGCCGAAGGTCTCGAAGAAAGGCGAAACGAATGAACACTTTAGGATCGGCCGGTGAAAACTTGATCAAGAGCTTTGAGACGCTGAAACTCGTGGCTTACCTGGATCAGCGTGGACGTTGGACATGCGGTTGGGGCCACACAGGTCCTGATGTAGTCGAAGGCACTACATGTACGCCAGAGCAAGCAGAAGAATGGTTTCAGCAAGATACACAGGCCGCTGTGAATGGCGTCGATGAATCGATTCAAACCAATGTCACGCAGAATCAATTCGACGCGCTTGTAAGTTTTACTTTCAACGTTGGTGTTGGTGCTGAGGGCCATTCCACCATGGTAAAACTCATCAACGCGCGAAACTTTGCGGGTGCTGCCGCACAGTTCCCGCTATGGGATCATGTGGACGGGGTGCCCAATGCTGGATTGCTGTGCCGCAGGCAGGCGGAGCAAGCGCTCTTTTTGAGTTAGTGCGCTACCGCACTGTCAATTGTCATAATGTAGGTGTACAGTCCGCCTTGATCAAAAATCCATCCACCTGAAGGAATTCTCCTATGTCAACTCCTCTCGTTTCTGTAATTGTTGCCATTTCCAAAGCGACGACTGCGGTTAACACCCAGACGGGTGCCGCATTTGCTTCAACCTCCGTCGTTGTGACCGATTCAACCGGTACGCCGCAGGCGGCCGTACTCCTGACCGGTGTCGAAACGCCAACTCCTTGGGCCTTCTCAACTTCTGTGGCGCCAGGCACGGGTAGCGTGACGGCTACCGATCTGGACGTTAATGGCGCCGCGCTGGGCGTCCAGCTCGTGCAGACCTTTACCGAAGCGGGCTCGCCGCCTACGTTCTTCCCCTCGACAGGGATCAGCGTGACTCCGGTTACGGCTGCTGCCGCTGCTGCTGCGGCCATCAAGAAAGCCTAAATGGGCGATTGGAATCCAGGATGGTCAGACGGGCATAAGCACGAGCAGCATCGATTGCTGCAGGAAGAGATCGAGCTGCTGAAGGAGGAAATTAAACTCCTTCGGCAGCTTTTGAGCAATCTGCCTCGGCCGAAGTATTTCCCGACGACCGGAATTAGCATCTCCGCTGTGGCGCCACTCTCGCCTCTAAAACGCATCGCCTAGCGGGGTATCCTTTTTCTTAGGCGCTCGTGCGGGTAGCTTAGTGCCGGCCGGCGTCGCGGCGATGAAGTCGGCTCCTACGTCTTTGGGAATGCCAAGCGTTGATTTACCTTCCTTGGCCGCATACATAGCCCGAAGCTGCGCTTGGCTGCGAGCGGGCATCAGAACTGATTCCCAAGGCCGGATTGATCTTCCACCGTCTGGTTAACCTTCGCAGAACGCTGTGTAAGGCCTTTGGGCGCGAAGGCAGCCCCAAGGGACTGGATTAGGCGGGAAATGGCTCCTGAGACCGTGGGATCGGGCGAGGAGCTGGTTTGGAGCACTCCGTTACGATAGGTTCTACCTTGTTCGTCCTGGGTGATCTGATCGGCCATTAGAACTCCTCACCGAGGGGACGGAAATGTCTTTTCGCCATGCGAGCGAAATTGGCCCGTTTGGCGCCAAGGGGACCCTTGGCCGCTTCGGTCTTGATGTCGGCTTGCGTGATCGGCGCTCCGGGCTTCTTGCCGAGATCCCGGTGCATTGCGCCGCGCTTTATTTTGCCGATCGCCATTGCGCCATAGTAGGGCCGCGCGGGTGAGCTTGCAAGTACGGCATCCCCGGCGCCTGCGATTATCCCAATAGGTGTTAGCCTCCGTCATCTCGTGATTGCGCTTGCAATGAGTCACCGGCTTGCGGCCTCCTTTCCAATACGCATGTTTGAGCGTCATCCCTAGTTTGGGGGCCAGCGTTACGATCGGTACGCTTTCCCAACGCGGCTTGCCAGTAGTTGATTCTTTGATAGTCAATTCGTACATTCATTGCTTCCTCCGTTTACAAGCTAATAGGAGCTGCTCTTGAACGCTACGGTGGTTTTCATGCGCTTCAAGCACATCAGCATCGAGCGTATCTTCGGCTATGATCTGATGTTCAAATACCGCACGATTGTAGCCTGCATTGAATTGTCGCATAGGGCCTATGCGTTCCAAAAATTGTGCGGTCTCGCTCCATTTCCAAGTATGTCCCAATCGTACCAATTGGTTAGTGATATGTTGAAGCCCATCAATGCCATGGCCCATCGAACCAGGATGAGCAACGCCCATAACAGAATCGCCAGACTTAAAAGCGGCAAGACCTTTCGGTGTAGAGATATCCACAGCGCGCTTAAAAGCAGCCAATATGCGCGCTTTATCGCTCTTGAACGAATACTGAACCAAGAGCGGTGTTCCGCCTGATTCTGAAACAATCGATTCGAGCGCTTCGAGCTTGGCACGGTGAATTTCCTCCCAAGCCGGATGGTCGGTATACATGGCGCCGTTGGCAAGCTGTAAGCACTTATTGGTAAGGCCGGCGGCTGTGAGCGCATCGATCCGCGCACCACTATCGAGCTTGATAAACATTTCTTTTTCTAACTTGGTGTAGAGCGCGCGGGCTTTTGGTGGGAGATAGACTTTGATCGGGTTGATGATGGGCTTTTTCAGATCGTAGTAATCCGCCGGATCAACCGTGAGACATATGTCTGCAAGCGCTGCATGAATCTCTTTGTCGGCGAAAGGAAGGGGCTCGATGCCGACACCGGACCACCTAAGACGAAACCAGCGCTGCTTGAACGCTGTATATGTTCTTCCAAGACGTGCGCCTCTATCCAAAAACCACGTGGACCCCCACAGATCCTTAAGTCCTGCTGGCGCAGGCGTCCCTCCAAGATTGATCCATCGGTCAGTGAGATTGTGAGCAACGCGCCCGATAGCATGCGCGCGTTTACCCGAAGCACCGGATTTTGCAGAGTCAAGACGGGTGCCGTGCGCTTTTTCCCGGAACCCTTTGAGTCTTTCGAGTTCATCTGCGAATACCACCCTGTAAGGCCATTTGGCGAGCCAATAGTCTACCAGCCACGGAAGCAATTCATAGCTTACGGTATAGATGTGTGCTGGAATTTTCAATTTCTTGCACCGTTCCTCCGGCGTGCCGGCTAGAGATACGATGCGTAAATGCGCGAGCTGATTCCACTCGCGAGCGCAATCAATCCAGGTATCTCGTGCCACTCGCGCGGGGCCGATGACTAGAACCGGGTTGCGAAGATCAATCTCGCCCAGCAGATCCATGAGCACGATCGCAAAGAGCCCCGCGCTCGTCTTGCCAATTCCCATGCCGCCCCACACGCCGCAGCGTTTGACTTGGCGAATGAAATTGATCATTGGCGGCTGTGGAGGCCGTAGAATTAGCGGTTCAGTCACTTCGCGGCGGCATCAGACTGTGAACGTTCAAGCCGGTAAAGATCATCGCGTGCGCGGCGCAGCCAAGTCGGCTCCATAACAATCGAATAGTCACTTGCCGCTGCACGGATCGTATCTCGGATAATGCGCAGTGCTTCCTTTAGGTTGTCGTGCATAAAACCCCGCATTCAATATCCTCTTCTGGGATCAAGTCATCCGCGTCGGGCGGCAGTTCGTCGAGGAACATGCGAACCCCGTGATACCGCACAAGACGTACGCCAAGGACACGACTCTGTTCGGCGCGAAGCGCGTAGATGACGGGAAAATAACGGCGCACTCGCGCCCAGTACTTGGCGGACGTAGCCTTGACGCAACCGATGCAGTTATTGTTGTTGAAGCCGAGCGAGTACATGACTGGCAGAGAGATTCCCGCGTTCTCCACCATCGTATAGCAGTCAGCTTTAGTAAAGCCCCACTCTTTCAGCACCCAGCGCAGGCTCAGTTCCGGGTTGTTTTTCTCGAACGTCGCGATACGCTTTTGCTCGTCGAAGGTCAGCCCGAAGACGTGTAGGTCGTCTGGGCGTTGATAGGCAAAGCGCGGCATCTTCTTCATTTCTACTGTACAACGTGCGCCCTTGATTCCCGCCATGTAGCGCGTTTGCTCGAATACATCGCTGATTGTCGCGTACTTGGCCGAGCGGATAATCTCAATAGGCCGGTCTATCCACTTCTCAACGTCGCGCAGGAACCGCAAGTTGTCCGGGTGTTCCTCTGCCAGCGTGTCGCAATAGACGACATGCACGTCTTTGCAATGCTCGACAGCGATAGCAGCAGCGCACGCCGAAGCTGCGCCACACGAGAACCATACGACAGTGCGGCTCATGTGACGGTCCAGCCAGACATAAACAAGGCCCAAAACATTAACAGCGTCGCCACGGCGGTTCCGGCAAACAGACCGATAATGACGTTACGACTCATGCTTTACCTCTCCGCTGTCCGTGAAGCCGGGAGCGAGTTTCTTCACTGCCCACTCCGGATAGGACGCCGCACGCAAACTGCCATTGCGACCGTCAGGGCCGCGCCAAGACAGCGAGGTCAGTTCAAGAGAACCAGCCTCGCTTAACTCCGCACTGACTGAGAAATGCCACGTCTGACCCTTACGGTCGGCCAAGAGCGGCAGAACTCCCTTAGCCAACGTCAGCGCCACGGCTTCGGGATGCTCAATCGGGCTGTACTCATCCATGTTCTCCTCCTCCATCGTCAGCGTTCGCTCGTGGTTTAGAGGCGCGTCGTTTTGGAAATCGCCCGACATGCCGCTTGCCTCGCCAAAATATTGCCCAATTAAACAGCGCGCCTTGTTCAAAAAATCCGAATACAACAACGTAGCCACGGTTGATGTAGATCTCGAACGTACGTTCGTCTCGGCTCCAATGAAAATCGAGGTTCATTTCGCCTCTGGATTGGCCTCGAAGCCCTGCGTCACAGTGCCATCCGGTTCGATTGTCACATCTGGTTCCGGCCCATTGAGAATCTTCTCCAATTCTTCGATGGTCGGCTTCGTCGCGCGGCGCACAATCAAGCGATAACCCTCCTCAAACGCGCGTGCAGGCGAGTACGAGATATAGCCGTCGTCATAGACCACGTAGTAGCCGCCAGCTTGCGGGGAGTGTTTGCCGATGTACTCCAGGCTCACCTCGAAGGGCGCGTAACGGCGATCCTCCGGGACAATGGAGTGAGTGACCGTGGCGTTACCGGACGGCACTCGCGTGATCTCCTTGATCTTGAGCGCCCAAACCTCTTTGTGGCACCGATAGCGCGGCATCTCGGCGCTTGCTCCAGCAATTGTCATGTCTGTTCTCCTGTGGATGTAGATTGTGGCGACTCGTCTAAATTGTAAGCGAGCGTCGGCATGCCTTTCTCTGTGAGCGTCGCTACCAGCGCCCGCGTGACCTGTTCCAGTTGCTGTTTGAGCATATCGCCAAGTGCCCAATCACTGAGGCGTGCAAGCGCCAATCGGTCAACGTAATACGCAACGTGGAGGCCGCTGTGCGCCTGCCCAATGACGTGGTACCCGTATCCATCGTCTCGGCAGTAGGTCCGCACAGCGACGTTTAGCTGCTGCGTACACGAGCGCATCTTCATAACCTGCGGCTCGCTGGCGGCAGAGAAAATATTCTCAGGGCCGGCGTGCTCTTTGAGGTATCGATTCTCTGCCTTCAGCCGCGCGTTCTCTTGGAACAGCACGAACTCGGTGGCCGTCATCCCTAGCACGTCACTCATGCGGTACTCCTGAAGTATGTTGTGACGCACGCCAGGCGCGCAGCTCGTCGGCGTCGGCAAAGTTCTTGTCTCCGCGTCCGTAATCGCTAACGAACAGTTTGGGCACGCCTAGATCGTCCTGATGCAGGATAAGGTACCGCAGCTCATCGCCGGTCACTTCTGAAAATCGCTGCTTCGCTTCACTCATTGGCTACTCCGTCACTCTCCGATGGCACAACCACTTTCAGAAAAGCTAGCAGCATTCTGGCCTCATCGAGATCAAGAACGATCTGCTGTTCGCTCTCACCGTCAAAGATCTGGATGGTTTCCAAATTCACCAACACCTCGATGGTTCCAAGATCCATACCGCTCGGCGCCGCGTTAAAATGAATGGCGTTCACTTGACACCTCCCCGGTCAGCCTGTGGCGCGTGATCGCAGTTGTTCTGCGAGTCGCGTGACTTCGGCTTTCACGTAGGGAATCGTTTTGTAGGTCTCTTCCCAACCGACTCCATAGCGCGTTGAGCCCAGCGCCGATTTGCTATAGCGCGCCTCCATGGCCGGCGACAGGTCTCCGGAGTGCGAGCAGTCGAATCCCAGCCACCACACGTGATCGGGCTCTCCCGGCGCCGGTCGGTGGCAAATGTGGCTTGATTCGTCGTCGGTCTCCGTGCAGAAGGCCGCGAACGTCAGGCCGCCATGCACCTCGACTTCCACGTCGTTGTAGCCTTTCGCGAAGTCGGGATGCCCCTCGGCAACCCCCACGTAACCGCACAGCGCGCCTGTGACGCGCGTATTGCGCACGATGAGGCAAGGTAGTCCGGTGGCTTCGTCCTGCCACTGGATCTTATCAGGCTCGGTCTGCCACGGCCCTTCGCCCCACTCAGACTTATCGGCCGTTCGGTATTCTCTAGTTTCCATCCTGTTCTCCTTTGGTTTTCGATGCGAAGGCCTCTTGCGCAAGTCTCAGTTCATTCTTCGCTCGCATAAACTTGGCCTCATTGACAGCAATGCGCATACCGAAAGCGATTCGTTGATCGACCGACATACCGGCAATGTTCGTGTAGTCGAGTGCATCCCGCTCAAGGCGCAACTGCGTCACGGCGACTGATAACGTTTCGATGTGCGCGATATCTTCAAAATCTGGTGGTAGGTCATTCATCTTTCGTTTCCGCAGTTAAGCGCGCCAGCCTGTCGTATGCCTCAAGGGCCGGCGCACCCAAAACCTTTGCAGCGTTGCGCATCGGCGTGGTGTTGTGCGGATCGCCGAGATGGTTCAGGTAGACGTATTCGGCGGTTCCTGAGTACAGGTCTTGCAGCGCCGACTCCAGCTCGCGGATGCGGGCCGTGGCAGAATCGTAGTCCCGAGCCAAGACGACACTGGTAAAAGTCTCACCAGTATCTGGATTGTCTGGACAACCCTCGCCACGGAGTTCAGCGTCCGAACCGACGACGTAATATCGATTAACCATGGTCATCCTTCGAGGCGTTTTGCGCCTGTGTCGAAACCCAATCCCACCCGAGCAATCGCCTTACCCACCAGCGTTGAAACTTCGACGGCTCGCGATAAATGCAGAATTGCACGCCGCCCAAATCGTAACAGCCGATAGGATCGGGTTGCTTACGAAATGTATACACCAGATTTTCAGTCATGTTGAGATGCCTTTGCAGCAGTAGCCAAAATGCTACGTGTGATATCGATCCAGATCCGACAAGTGCGGCAATATTTCAGGTAGCAGCCGCGCCAGCCGCAGAAAGTGCAAACGTGGTATCTTCGCTTATTCACAGGATTTTCCCGCAGTGGAGCTACCCGTAAACGCCTTGATCGAAGTCGGCATAAAATTTATCCACCTGTGCAACTGTCCACAATACTAGCACAACGTAGCCCAAGCTACGCAAGTCTTTATGGTATTCGTCCTGCCAGGGCTCCAGGCGCCCGCCCGTAGCCTTGGTTTCGACATAAATCGTCTTAGGCCCCTGGAAGCGCAATGTACGATCAGGATGCCCCCGCCGGCCGGCATCTATCAGCTTGGTGCACATGCCCTGGCGAGCGATAGCGCCCTCACGTAAATGGTTCTCGACCTTGGCTTCAGGCTTGCCCATCTTGGGCCTCGTAAGCCGCCAGCGCTACGCAGCGGCTGCACTGTTTGGCAACTTCAGGCAACGCCCTAAAATGCCACTTGGCGCCACCCACCATTTGGCATCGGCAAGGCATCGCCTTAAGGGCAGTATAGAGCTGCGTTTCTAACTCACTTGGCATAGCGGTAACTGACCTTTCCTTTTGCAGTTAAAGGCAGCCCATCGGCCCAAAGGCTAGATTCAACCAGCAAGCGGCTGAGTTCCTGATCGTTGTAGCAGTCTTCATCAGGGGGCTCCGTGATGGCTTCGTCATGCACCGAGAGAACCGGATTGTAGCCCGCGTCATCGGCCGCCAGCAATCCATCCATGAGGATATCCGCGCAGCCGCCTTGGCAGACATTCTCCGCGTCCTTTCCTGAATAGGTGGCAATGCGGCCCCATTGTTTAGTGTAGGGGTCTACTCCGATAAAGGAACGCTTTGAAAAATACCCATCGGTTTTGATTCGGGGTGCGGGGTAGTTGAGGTAGTGTCCGCTCGGGAGTTTGATTCGGAGCCAATTGCCAACTCTATCCACGGAAATTCGCTCACCGGCTCGGAATTTTTTACCAGGCGATCGGATCGCATCCTTAACTGCGTTGTCAAGCGCTTCCCAGAAAGCAACGATCTGGGGGTGAGCTGCGCGCCACATGAGTACCAGGGATTGGCAAACGACCCAGATTCGCTCGGTGAGCCCATAAGTACGCCGTTGCTTGATCGCCTTGAGCCACAGCCGTTGAGCCTCGCGCTTAACGTCGAGCGGGATTGTGGACCAGGCGCTAACTGCAAGGTCTTCGAGACGCAGGCCATATGTTTCTGCCATCGAGCAGAAGGCACCGACTCCACCATAGTATTGGAGTGCGAGTTCCATGACTTTGCCGACTTGCCGGCGCCAGTCGCCTTCGTCCGCGATGTCGTTGGGATCAATTCCAAAGGGTCTTGCATAGGCTACCTTGTAGAGATCCGGGCCTTCTTTCCGATCGTACGCTTCGTAGGCGGCAATTTTCCAGTCTTCACCTGCGATCCAGGCCATGAATCGGCCTTCGATGTTTGCCAAATCCGCCGACACCAGCCGCCGTTTGTGTCCCGCAATAATGAGTCCACGTAGCGCGCTCGATGCAAGTCCCAATATGTCGTCAGGAGCGTATGTATCGATTGTGCCTTCTTGGAAGCGTTTAATCGCATGTGCTATGTCCCATGGTTCGTGCTTAGGGCGAGGTAAATTTTGTGGCTGCAAAGTACGACCAGCCCAACGGCCAGTACGCATAGCACCGCAAAACACCAGTAGATTAAAAAGACGGCCTCCAACATTTTGATTAAGCACACGCTGGTACTTAGCCGTACTAGCTTTGGAAGCCTTCTGGCGAATGCGTAAAAGCTCTTTGATATGGTCGGGGAGCGATTCATCTTCTAGCCTCCGCTCTACGGTATCCGCCGTTAGATCTGGTAAGTCAACACCAAAGTCCGCCATGTAGGCCAAGAGCCGTTGCACTTGGGTAGTCGATTCCACGGAGATGTCATCGCCCTCCAAACCATCGGCCTGGATCTTCGATAACTTGGCCGTACGCGCTTTGAGTTTATTCTTAGCGCGTGTGGTGGCTCCTACCGCGCCTTCCGCGAGCTTAATATCCATGGCGACGCCACGATGGTTCATGCGGTAATCCAAGCGCCAGATAGCCCACATGCGCGGTGTCGCGTTCCACTTCGGGATCTTGCGCCAAATGTAGCGCATCGCTTCGACATCCCGGCCACCGTAGCGTAGGAACTGCGCCCACTCTTTGGGGTGCGTCTCCGGGGTGTTGTAATTTCCGGCCTTGTTGGGTTTCCAGAAAACCTCGCCAATATCCTTACCCTTGAGCTTGGCGAATTGTTCGGGCACTTTGAAAATAGTGCAGAGTTTATCCAAGCCCCCAGGGAGCCCGTGCATTCGTGCGAGCGCGGCGGTGCAGCGCCATTTCGATTCTGGGATGTCGAGTGTCTTAGTTGCGTCAAGCATCGTCCGGTCAAATTCTGCTTGATGCGCGTACACTTCATCCGCGCGCTTGATTTGCTCTTGGAGTTTGAACAAGTGAAACTTGCGCTGAGCTGCGCTTTTCTTGGAAAGCATATCGATAATGACAACTGGCCCGTTGTCGATCGCGTATTGCACCATCGTCATTTCGACGGCAGTCGCGTACTTGACGTTGCCGAGTCGAATCGGAATCCGCGATCTTGTCTCGCAGTCCAAAAACAATTTACGCAAGGGTCTTCGGCTTCAGCACGGTGATGCCGCGATAGGTAATATCAACACAATCGTCAAGGTTAATGGCGGCAATACCCGGATATTTAGCTTGCTCCGCTACGTCTTTCACCAGTGATTGCCATTCGTCTTCGCTAGCCATATAGGCAACACGAGTTGTTGGTAGTTGATTGATCTCCAGCGCTCGCGCTATGAGGTGCAGGCGCCAAGACAGTTTTGAGTGTACGTCTAACATCGGCGCAACAGCTCGATTCGTACGCGCGGCCATACTCTAGCGGCGCGGGCCGCTGCCAGAATACTTACAGCTTGAAAGAGAAAGGTAATGCTGCCGGCGGTGACGCGATAGGTTTTCACGATAGCAACTGAATCAAGTTCTCATGACCTGGGCCGTTCTCTTTCGCTTGCTCTACCAGCCGCTCGGCTATTTTGAAAATGGCGAACGCCGCGCCCAACGCAACCGCCGCATTCTTGGGATGGTCGCGTTGTAGCGATGTGAACGCATTCTCGATTTGCACAGCGGATTTCTTGGCGCTGTTGCGATGCGGCGCGGGAATGCCGCGAATCAGTTCTTCGAGAATCGCAACATTCTCTGAAAGGCTATCGGTAAACATACGAACTCCAATGGCGGAGAGCTGGGTGGCTTTTCATCCCTACCCCAGATGTTATGCTTTGGAGTCAAAGTCCGCAGCCTCTCCATAAATCTAGCCCATCTCCCGCGCGTCAGTGGTGCCCCTTCAGCTAACCTCCCCTTGCGGGGCCGTACTCCAAAGGACTGACGCGCGGGCGGGACTCGGTTTAAGCCATCAATGGATCGGTTTCTTCGGCGCCTTCATCCGGCGCATCGATTTCATCGAACTCCGAATCATCGGCCGGCGGTCCGCCGCCGCCGAAGGCTTCTCCGTCGCGCAGCTTCTGCACGCCGCGCAGGCGGCAGCCTAGGCCATTATTGCCTTTGGTATAGGCATACGCCTCCAGGTTCACATTCACGAAGCAGCCGCTATAGAGCGCGCCTTCCTCTTCGGTCAGCGGCTCTTTCTGCTGGTTGAAGTAGTTCGGCCGCACCTTGGAGCGTGAGGAAATGAAGTAGGTTCCGGGAAACCCTTCGTAGTCGGGCTTGGTGTCACCATCCCGAAAGAAAATCTTCCCCGTCATCTTGATCGCTTTCAAAACCGCAGGGCCTTTCTTCTGCCATTTGTCGTTGGTGAGCTGTACGCAGATTTTCTCAAGCTCTGCATGCGCTGGCAGCTTCTTGCCGATGGGCTTGCCTTTATCGTCCTGGTATTGCAGCAACGAATCGGGGGTCAAAAGGTAGGTGCCGCTGAAATACTTGGTTTGGTCTAAGCTATCCGGGAAGGGTTCCGGGGTCCAGTAGCACATGAAGGATTGTCGAAGATCAAGCAGCTTGAATCTCATCGTTTTGTTCCTTTGCGAGTTGTGTTTATGAGTGCGCCTCGAAAGTACGTCTGGCGCGGGGTCAATGGTAGCATGCGCTTTTGGCGTTCCGCAACCTCGCCTTTGCCGCCACAAATGACGCAGATTCCGCGCGCCGTTTCGCCCGATCCTTCACACGTCAAACACGGGGTCATTCGGCCTCCACGTCAAATTCCTCGGCGCCTGCAACCGGAATATACGGCTCGCGCGGATCGCTCCCCATGACGAGCAGAGGCTTGCCTGGTGCGCGCTTGATGAGCGGTACAAACACGTCTTTCCAGGTCTCGGCTGTTTTCTTCTTGTCCAGGATTTTGCTCGCAGCCGATGCTGTGAGGATCTTCTTGGGGGCGTACGCCTTATCACCCAAGACGCCAGTTAATGCGGCTTCTGCGGCGGCTTCGTCCGCCCATTTGCGATCGCCCTGCTTGCCCTCGACGAACTTGTACGGCTTATCGTCCGGGCCGATGATCTTTACCCCATCGCTGACCAGCTCGTTCGCGCGCTGCATGACCGCACGGCACCAATCAGCCACAAACGGCACCGCGAGCATCGCCTTGGCCACCTGGGGAGCGTTGACGGGCACTTTGGGCGGCTCCTCGGCAATGATGTCGAAGCCGGCCGCCGTCTCTTCCTGAACCTTGGCGGCGGCTGCGGGGCACCTGCTCAGCGCTCGGCACCAGCGGCATTGTTTCTCGCCTGGATTCAGGAGCGGATAGCCTTTGGCGCGCTCAATGTATTCGACGCCTTTTTTCTTGGCGTATTCAGCGCGCTTGAGCGCATCCGCTGCAAACACTCCGAAGCGCTCCAATACGGCAATCGGTACGCGCAGCTCGGATAGATTCCCGATTCGAGGCTGATTGATGACGATGTCAATGTGGCTGACATCGCCTACCAGCATGCGGATATCGGCTAAGCACGCGAGCGCGTAGAGCATGAGCTGATAATTGGGCTCTATTTCTGCCGACTCGGTGCTATCGAGTTCCATAACCATCTTAAATGGCGCACCGGGCTGCGCCCACGTCCAGGCATAGACCTTCTCGCCTTGGCCGAACTTTAGGTCCTCGACAACGCCATAGCCGGGGTGCGCGATAATGGCGTCGCTCGTGCCGTAATTCGATTCGTCAAATTCCTCGACGCCATCCAAAGTCACACGCTGCTCAACCATCAGATAGCCGCCGATCGCTCGACGCTGCACATCATCGACATAGGTTTGCACGTGGCTGGCGAATTCTTCCGTGACCGTAAACGATCGTTTGCCGACATCGATGATTTGACCGATGTAATCCTCCGCTCGAATATCTTTATGCTTGAGAACGGTGGCCGCCAGCTGATGCGCGGCCGTTCCTTCGTCGGCGTACTCGCCGGCATCAATACCTTCGGCCGTATTCTCAGGGTAGGCCATCGATCCCGGGCATGGAATCCAACGCGGGCTTGCGGAGAACGCGAAAACGGAATGTTCACTCATCAGTTGTAGCCGTTAATGTGTTTGCGCGCCTGATCTGGCGTACTCAGCGCGCCGATCATCATCAAACCAACAGTCAGTTGGTCGAGCGCGCCGGATTTAGATTCTGTCTCAGGGTGTTTGCGCATATCACTCATCATCGACGTGAGTCCTTCGTTGACTTGCCCACGGTCGATATACTCAAGCGCTCGCTGCTTGCACCATGCTAAATGCTCTTCTCGCGTTTTCACGGTTAACTCCTGGTTTTACACGCTTTCAAATTCGTCGGCATCAGCCGATTTACATTGGTGGACCGTACCGTCGGGTTCTAACAATCTGAATCGCTGACCCTTCTTTGAGTAAGGGCCACTAATCCGCTCCCACTCCAATCCGATCTCACCGCAAAACTGGCACGTAATACCTTCGCTGCTACCAGAATCGTCGCCGTATTCATCGTAGCAATCAAAGAAATCTAAGTCCCAGTCGCCCATAAAAGAGATCGCCGCCCGAAGGCGGCGATTGATTAGGCGCCCAGCAATGCGTCGTCGGCTTCTTGCTTGAACGCCGCGTAATGCTCTACGCTGAGCGATGATAGGCTCGTCGCCTTGTACTTCTTGAACAGCGCCTGCGCCTTGACGCGCAAATCAGCGTTCAGCATCGCTTCGACCGCTTCGCCTACTTGCTCTTTGGTCACCTCGCCTTCTTCGGGCGCTGCGTCCTCTTCGACCGGTGCGGGCTTAGGCTTTGCTGCAACGGGTTTGGGCTTCGCCGGGGTTGCGGCTTTCGGCTTGGCTGCCTCGGGCTCCGGTGCAGCGGGTGAGATGTATGCGTGGAACGCTGCCGCTGTTTCCAGCGTGGCGACCGCATCGCCTGATCCGTGATGGACGGCTGCCGCGTGGGCCAAGGCTGCCGCTCTGCTTGCTTCTGACATGGGAACTCCTTGAATTGGGAATGGTATCTTAAGCTACTACGCCAATAAGTCAATATCGATATTATCGTCACCTCCGGTAATGTGATCCATCAACTGCTTGCCGGGTTGCCCGCGCCATTGATCGTGATTGCGAACAATAACGCCCCTAAAATGTTTATTCCCCACCCTAAATTTGACGGCTTCCCCGAAAAACGGGGGTTTCGCCAATATTTGACCAATGCGGGTGACCGAAGATTTAGACACTGAATGCTTATGCGCATAGGCTTGAACTTCACTCACCACTACAATATCCCGTGCAAAGAACTCCGCTCTTTCCTCGAACATAATTTGTAGTAGCTCCGCATCGGGAGCCATCGACGCGGCTACCATCTCTTGCTTGGATTCGGTCATGATAGCTTCACCTGCTGGATCAAATCCGGTTAAATCAATACGCATAAAATAGTACCGCAGAACCGCCGCCGCTCTTGCCGTCAACAGAAATTCTCGATATATCCATTGGCGTTCGCTTGGTGTAAATCTGGGTTGTTTAAATTCATGAATACCCCAGCGCTCATCGTTATTATCAACCGCTGCCGCATCGTCATCATTACTAGATGCCGTGACGAAAAAATAGTTAGGAAATGTAAAACCTCGACCCCCCTTGGGGTGGAAAGGAATCATGTCATCGGCAATATAACCTTTGAGCTTGTTGGTGATCATATTGCGCTCACCGCGCGTACCGGCTCTGAACTCCATCAAATTAACATGCCACGCGCCTTGCAGATAATCGTTGAAATCACTTTTCAGCAGTGAATAATCTACATCGGTTGAATACTCGCGGCCCACCAATAGCGCGGGGATCGTTTTTATGATGGTTGATTTACCGTTGCGCTGGGTGCCGGACCAAAGCAGCGGTGCACTCTTAATTTTGACGCCAGGGTGTTGCACCACATGGGCGTAATACTGCTTGATCCATTTAATGTAGTTGTTATCGATCAAGCGCCCAAAAATCCATTCGATTTTTTCGTGTTCCAGCTTGGTGGGCTCCAACGGTTTTGGCAACCGATTACGATACCCGTTCGCGTAAGTATCATCGCCCGCTTTAAACAGCGCACCTTCGCCCGGATGAAATCCCAACCCCTCAACTAATCGTTTTGTAGTTGAATTTTTAAGCACCCTGACTGGGTTCATTCGTCCACTCTTGCCTAGGGGCATTGTGGCCGTAAATAGGTGTTCTAGCGCTTGATCGCTGCCAATGATCTTGTGCCGTACGGTATCAAAATAACGTTCCGAGTTGACAACGTAGACTAATCGAGCTTCCAATTTGCCGATTGCGTCTTTACGCTGTTGGCGCAAATCCGCACGAACTTTGTTTTCATCTTTCGGCGCTTCGAGCGGTACTGCTTCAAACTCATCGGCTTGCGCCGGCAACTCGTTATCGAGCGTTGCAACGTGTTTGCCTTGCGTGCTTGAGAAGGAGACCCAATGCACGCGGCAGGTGGCCTCGCCGCCGTACACCGGCCGTCCTTGCTTGTCCTGGCGCGTGGCCTTGGCGCTCCAATGGTTCCAGAGTGCAAGCCCTTCCTCGGCACCTTGGGTCGCATGGTGGAGTTTCATGCCGACTTTGAGCCACGCGTCATACTCCATGTTGGGATCTTGGCCGTCCACCCAATGATTCAAGATGTCAAGCTCCACGTTCGCGTGGCCGCCGTTGGTATGCTGCGGCACGGGATTTTCAGCCAACAGCTCTTGCCACGCGGCCTTGAGCGTTGCCGGGATCGGCGGCAAGCGACTCCAGTCCCCCAGCAGCGGCTCATCGAACACCCATTCATAGGCTTTGCCCGTGCCAGGATGGATGCTAGGCGGCAAAACATCCTGGACCGACTTCTGCCCTGCCGTTGCGCAGCGCAGCTCCAGGCCGCTCCCTGGCGGTTTTACGGTACGTAATGGCGTCTTGAGGCGAAAGAGCAGCTTGGCACGGCCCACGCGCCCGGAGCTGATCTGGACCCGATCGCGAGCGGCCAGCAGCGCATCAAGGTCCACCCCGCGCTCTGCGAGCCATAGCCTGGCGCTCGGCAAGTCATCGACATCTAAGGCGCAGGTACCGCTCTGGACGTGCAGGAGCCCTGCGCCATCGATCCCGCCAGCAGTTTCAAGGTCAATCGGCCGCTCATTCCAACGGGCGTACTCTGGACCTTTCTTGCCCTTAGGGATGATGCACAAGGCCCATCCAAAATGGACGTATTGCTGGAACGGCCCCACAGGCTTTGGGGGCGGCTAGCGCTTCGCTAACGGACAGATGGCGCAGATTTTGCACAAATCGCGCTGATCGAGATACAGAGCGCGCTTGCCCAAGGTGCGGCTAGCCTTAGCTATCCGCTGGCCCAAGGGTGGCTCGACGTTACGCCGGCCGGCGGCGATATGACGCAAATGGGGAACGGACGTGTCGGCGGCTTTGGCAAGCGCTCGCGCTTGATCAGGGGTTGCGATATCGAGCCATTTACGAATGGCATTGGGAGTGGGGGGCATGCAAGGCTCCTGTTATTGGGCTTAGGAGGGTAGCGCTAGCGAAGCAGGGGGTCAACTTCGTCAAACTCATCGATGCTTGCGGGCGCTTGATCGATCTTCGCCGCATGCTCCGCTTCTGTCTGCTTCGATAGATGCACGTAACCGCATTCGCACGTGTACGGATGCTGATTCCAGCGCTTGGCATCATGCGATGCATGGTCGCGGTTAGAGTATTTGCGTTTGTCTGGCGTCGGGCAAATCGGCGGGACGTATTCAGGTTCGGATGTACGCTCCTGAGTATTCAGGATCGCATTGCGAATATTCATCAGTTCTGTCAGGAGCGGTCCTTCACTTAAGCGATACTCAAGATACGCCAATTCATCAGCAATGTGCGCTGCAGCTTCCGCGCTGATTGCTTCGTGACCCGCGCAAAAACAACATTTGACGAATTCGGTCACGATAGCAACATTCGGTCTTGAAGGTCTTCGATTTCCATGGCGTGAGCATCCGCCATTTCACAGATTTCGTTTTCAAGCGCTTCGATACGTTTATCCCTATCGGCGCACCGCGTATCTTGCGCTTCGATAAACTTAGTGTGTTCGGCCTCTAAGGCTTCAATTTCCGCCGCATGCTCTTCTTCCATTTCCTTGACGGCTACGGCATTCGCTTCATAGCGTTCGGCCAACAGATACGGCAGTGAGCCTGGTAATGCGTCAATCATCGCGTACTTGATTAGCTCGGAATCAGTCAAATGCTGATAGGAGGTTTTAGCCATGTGGAATCTCTCCGTATAATGCTCGCGCTTCTTTCTCATCGCCGCGCAACGGGCGCGACGGGGTGCCCTTGATGATACGCTGCTCACGCTCGCAGACAACCATCCAAGGGTAGTATTTTGTCAATGGCGGCTGCGGATCAAGCTTAGGGTACAGCCCATGGCAATCCTCGATCAGATAAACACCTTTGCATTTCGGCCATAGCTGGCGAAACGTCGTTTCTTGATCGGTGCGAATGTGCGAGCCATCATCGATGATGATATCGAACGGATCGAGGTGCGCGAGTGCCGGATTCTTTTGGTCCGCGATAATGACGCCTATCTGCTCTTCCTGGTAATCCTTGCAGCGCGGATCGATGTCAATGCCGATAATCGTCGCACGCGAGCCAAAGTAGGATTTCCACAGCTGCAGGCTGCCACCATGGTCCACGCCAATTTCCAGTACCCGCACCGAGGTGTTGACGAAGCGCGCGAAATAGGATTCATACACCGGAAAGTAGTGGCGCCATTTGTCTATTTGACGCCCCGTGTGCGCCTGGAACGTTTGCCAGACAGTCATGATTGACACCTGCACCGACAGCAACATGCACGAGTAGCGCGGTCCTCACCGTTCAGCATTTTGAGAATTTTACCGGCTGTAATTTCATCACGCGCCCATGCCATAGGCTTAGGGCCGAAAATATAATGCCGATTTTCCGTATCCATAATGGAGAAAGTAGTTTTCTTCGTCGGACCTGTATTTGAACACTGCAAAAAATATCTGTCGCTCATGATCGTTTCCTCGGCCGATAAATGTAATCACCCTGCCAAACAATGAAACCCGCGCGACGCAGCAATTCATCCAACGATCGCGGCGGCTGCGTGTTGAATGACAGCACCAATTCGCCGCCCCTGTTTGCCCACAGTTGAGAGCCATGCATGCTGACATAGGCAACGCTGGCGTAAGCGCCCTCGATAATGCGCAGCAACTTCATTAGTTTCTTGAGCGTCATGGCGTAACCCCCATCGATGCAAACTTGGCATCTACTGCGGCTTGTAGCCGCGCGCGTGATACTTCACGGTGCTTGCTTCTGGCACGGGCGGCGGCGGCGTCGGCGGCGGCGTAGGCGGCGGCGGCGTCGGCGTCGGCGGCGGCGTAGGCGTCGGCGGCGGCGTAGGCGTCGGCGGCGGCGTCGGCGGCGGCGTAGGCGGCGGCGGCGGCGGCGGCGGCGTAGGCGGCGGCGTAGGCGGCGGCGGCGTCGGCGTCGGCGGCGGCGGCGGCGGCGGCGTCGGCGGCGGCGTAGGCGTCGGCGGCGTAGGCGTCGGCGGCGGCGTCGGCGTAGGCGGCGTAGGCTTTTCGTGCTTCTACTCGAACGGTTTCGTCCCCTGTTTCAAGGTATTGCCTAACGATCGCAGGCGCTTTCCACAGATGAATGACGCTTAAGGCCGATGCACGCGCATCGGCTCGAAGTAATTCTGTCGCATCGAATCGTGCGATGATTTTACGCTTGCGCGCGCATACCTTATCATCTTGCTCCAAGATTTCACCGTCAAGTTCAACCAGACAAAGCGTAGTTCCGGGCGCATAGCGAACAGCATCCGCCACATGCGCCGAAGCGTGCAGCCCAAAAGAGCACATTTTAAGTTTGCCCTTGACAGTCAACCATTCACCGTCTGCGGGAATTGGCGAACCATCGCGCAACGTTTTGCCGACGAAATGGTAATAACGTTTCATGGCCGCACCGCAGCGACTGCTATTCGTATGACAACGCTCATGAACAGCGCAAACGCGATGGGGATCAGCAGAAGGATTCTCAAGGCTTTATCGTACATGTCGGGGCTCCTAGCTTTAAAAAGAACCGGGCCAGCACGCGCCCGGTCAATGGGGGAGATTAGCTTACGCTAGCATACCGGATACAGCGCTGTCCAGGCGGCTTGAAATGAGGGGAATGACGCTACCGGCTGATCCCTTGAGAACCATGTCCAATAGCCACGATAGAATCGAAGGCTCATAGGATCGGCCTCGCGCCTGCAGTCGGCGCCACAATGAAGCAATGCTGGCCGTTGCCATTCATTCGCCAGCACTCCAAACGCTTGCGTGCTTCCGATTCGGTATCACACACCCAAAACGTGCGCGTTGCATTCGGCGGATCGCTGACGATTGTCCATTTATCGGCCGGCGGGCTGACCGAAGCGCGCTGCTGGTGCCAAGTGCTCATGATTGCAACGCCTGACGTGCCCGGTCAATCGCGCCATCCAATTCGCCTTGTCTCTCAGCCCATTCGTCATGGATGACTACCAGCGTTTTTAGCGCGTCGCGACATTGATCTTGCTGTAAACCTTGGATGTAGGCAAACATCGCGTCTTGTAGTATGCGCTTCGGGACATGGCCGTGAATGACTGGCGTGGTTACGCCGCCGTGTTCATTGCACATCCGATGCAGGCACACGCCGCCATAGGCGTGCGACAAATGGTAGTTGCCGATTTGCGCCGTGAATCGTCCTTCGGCATTTTTGACGTAAGGCGCCATTGGGCTGCTTGTCATTCGGTTGAGCCGGTCAACGATGTTTTGTAGATCCTTCTCCGTAACGCGGTTGCTCATGTGAATAGCTCCTTGAGTCGCGCAGCTTGGCGCGTGGCGTCGATGTAATGGCCGGGATAGGTGGCACCACCATCAGTACACACTGCGCGATGGCATTGGGCGCACAGACCATTGGTGCAGCCGCCCGCGCCTCGCTTGCCGTTGCAGATGCGGCAGAATCCCTCATGCGCTTTGACGGCCTGATAGCGGTCATCCTCGCTGTAGTACTTCTGCATGGCTCTTTACTCCTGGTTGTTTGATACAATTCGAGACAACGCCAGCGTATAGAATGTCTCAATTTGTGTCAAGTATTAAATGTGTGAACTGTCTCACAATAATAGAGGATCGCGCTTATCTGTCTCAAGTTCGATCAATTTCATTGCTCGATAGAGCCTGGCGCGACTGCCACCAATGACCATGAGCGCATCGGCCGGCTTCAAGCCGCTGTCGATGAGCTGGTGAGCTTTCATGCCGTCGTGGCGGAGTTGATCTTGTTGAATTTTGCGGCGATGCACAATTATTCTCCTAAGGTGTTGAAATGTTATTGTTTATCACGAACTGCAAGGTAAAAGCAAGAGAAATCTTCATTTGTCTCGGATGTGCGACGTTCCGACTGTTCCGACTGTTTCGACTCAATTGGACTCCAAAAGCTTAGGAGCATATTTATACACTACTATTCTATCTATTTTAGTAGGAACAGTAGGAACAGTAGGAACAGATAGTACTTTTTCCCGGCAAATAGTCGTGTTCCTACTTCACCGTCTCAAGTTAATCAAGTAGGAACAGTAGCCACAGCTGCGCCAGGCGCATGGCCGTCTCATAGCGTCTCACTCCATCTCGCATGCTGCAGCGCAAGGTTGTTGCCGCTAGCTGCGGGAGGGTTTTTCTTAGAAGTGAGGGAAGGCCCTGGGGAGCCCCTTTTCAGGAGGTAGGCTTCTGGCCGCGAGCGGGCGCTTTGTTGCAAGCGCCTACAGCAAACATTTGAGGCAGGGATTCATCTCGTTTTGTCTCGTAATCTAGGGCTTGCCGCCGGCATCCCTTTTCCGGTACCTTTGCGTCCATGGCAAACGAAGACGACGCCGACATCTCTGCATTAGCCCGCTCCCACGCGCCCCGGGCGATCGAACTTTTAGCAGGCATCATGGAAGACGCCATGGAGGACAAGGATCAGATCCGCGCGGCCGAGGCAATCCTGGATCGGGGGTACGGCAAGCCTTCTCAGGCGATCATCGCGATTCCCGCAACCCGCCGCCAGGCCCTAGCCGCCGCTGCGTTCAACGATGAGCAACTGGTGGCGATCATTGAGCGCAAGCAACTGCCGCGCATCGGCGCACCGCAACCCCTCGTCACCATTGGCGCCAAGCCACGCGGGTTCTACACCTCGCATGGTCCGGCGGACGCGCCCGAAATCGATCCACTGCTCTTGTGAGCCAAACCCTCTCCGCCGAATTTGCGGCACAGGAGTATTTGCGCCGCACCCGCGCTCGTGCGTCCCTTTTGGAATTTTCTCAAAGCATAGACATTCCGGGCGTGCCGCTGCTCGATGTCGAGGACGAAGAGGACGAGCGCGGACAGCTCGTGAATCGGTTCGAGCAAACACCGATCGCCTACCAGCCTGTCGAGGCGCGACTGGCGATCCACCACAAAGTCATGATGCAGAAAATTCAAACGTGCATCGAGACCAAACGCGGACGGTTGATTATCATGGCACCTCCCGGCGCGGGGAAATCTTCGTACGTGTCGGTTGTCGGTGCGTCATGGGCAATGGGGCGCAAGCCAAATACGCAAATAATTTTGGCATCGTATGCTACCGGCATCGCCGCCAAGCAGAGCCGCAAGGTGCGCGCCATTGTCAGAGACCCGCGCTACGCGGCGCTTTGGCGCGAGCGCCCGCTACTGGCGGACGATCAGCGCGCAATCGATGATTGGTCACTCACCAATGGTTCCAGTTTCATGGCCGCCGGCATGCTGGCAGGCATCACCGGCAATCGCTGCGATCTGCTTCTGGTGGATGATCCCACGGCGAATCGCGAGCAAGCAGATTCGGCAACGATCAGGGAAAAGATTTATGCGGAGTACATCGATACCGCAATGACGCGTGCCAAACCGTGGATGAGCACGATTATCGTGACGACTCGATGGTCCGAAGAGGATTTGGTTGGCATGATCCTGCCGGAAAATTACGATGGTGAAAGCGGAACGATTGCGTGTCGTGACGGCCAGACGTGGGAAGTGGTTTGCATACCGGCCGAAGCTGAAAAAGAAAACGATGTGCTTGGGCGAAAGCCGGGTGAATTTTTGTGGCCGGAGTTTTGGCCAAGAGAACATTGGACCATGTGGCGGGACAACCCGCGAGCTGCCCGCACCTGGGCTGCGCTCTTTCAGCAGCGGCCGGCGCCATTCACCGGTATCCATTTTTCGCGTTCGATGTTTAAGATGTACGATCCGGATTTGCCGCGAGCGGATGTATGATCCTAACCTACGATGGGCTCGACGCATTACCGAAGTCGCTACGAATCTACGGCGCATCGGATTACGCTGTCATGGAGCCGAGGCACGGCAAAAAAGACCCGGACTTTTCGGAACACGGTGTGTGGGGTATAGACCATATCGGCGATCTGTGGGCAATCGACTGGTGGAGTAAGCAGTGCGAGACGGATGTAGCGATAGCTGCATTTATTCGGTTGGTTGCGTTGTGGAAGCCGGTGCTATGGGCGAATGAAGGCGGATTAATCGACAAAGCCATCGGCCCCGCGATTCGTAGCGCCATGCAGCACGCACAAAAATTCGTTACTGTCGAAATGCTGCCTTCGCTCGATGATAAAGCGGTCAAGCTCCAGGCATTTCATGCACGTGCCACCGCCGGTACGATTCACTTCCCGGTAAAGCGCGCGTGGGCCGATAACTGCATCGAGCAATTGGTGAAATTCCCTGGCGGCCGTTGGGATGACAAAGCCGACGTTTGCGGCCTGATTGGGCGCCTTGTTGACAAGATGATGGATGCACGCCTAACCTTCACGGAGCGTAAGCCGTTGCTGATCCCCTTCACGGAAGCCTGGTTGATGTATAACGATCGCAATGCGCAGCCGAAGGTTCGATATTTCTAGGAGCAATATGATGGCTGAAATCACTACCGGAACCCCCATCGGAGGCCCGATCTCCTCGACTCAAGCCGCAGCGGTTGCGCCCTCTTTCCTGCAGAAAGCCGAAAACTGGGTGTTCGCGTTTCTGCAGGCGCACTACTTCAAGTTGGTCTCGGCCGGTGCGGGCTACGGATTGGCGAAGATCGGCATCTTCACCCTGATTGGGAAGTTGCTGTAATGGCGCAAGTCAACTCCACCCCCGGTCAGAATCAAGCCTTCGGCAACGTCGCGGTAGCCTCTTCCGTCTCTTCGGCCGGCGCGTCGGATACTTCGACCAAAGCCACCGCTACTATCGTCAAATACGGTCAAACCGAACCGGGGCGTGGTATTACCGGATCAGATCCGATTAGGAGTTAAGTATGGCCGCGCAAACAGGGTTGGGTACTTCTCCGGGCGTTCCCACCAATCTGCCCACCGTGACGGCGCAGCTCTCGACGCAGTCGAATAACGGCAACGGCCTGACGCAAAACGGTATCAGCTCGGTGGCGCAGGCGGAGCAGATTTTGGCTGTCGCGGGACCAAATTACTACTCGCCCGGGCAGCAAAACATTGGCAGCCCTGCGGGCGGCGGTCCGTGAGTTCACCTGGCGTCCCGACCAATCTGCCGATTGTCGCGGCCACCTCCGCAACGCCGATATTGACAGGGCCGCCCTTGACGGTGGGAATCACCACGAACAGCAATGTTTTTGCGACAGGCCAAACGAATGTCTGGCCGGCCGTGTTGGTCGAGCGCGGTGTGATCGTCACACCGTTCAAATATTCAACGCCGATCGTACTTCCGAATCAAGTAGGATTGCTCGCACTATGAAGCATTCCCGCCCCGGTTTTGCGACTCGGTACAACGATCACGCACCCGCCAAACTCAATGACGACATGATCCCCGCGATTAATCGCAAACCCCTCGACGCCAACAGTAACCTGAAAGAAGGTTCGCTGGACGCGCGTACGGCCGCCGCCATGGCGAAACTTGCAGCAGAGCATCCGGCGCCCAATATTCTGGTGAACCCCACCCCTAGCGATCCGCCGAAAGTTTTAGAACCCGGGAAGTAGCTTTATGTCGGTAGAAGGCGGTTCAACCAGCTACGCAGGCGGCACCGCTGGCATCTTGAAAGACCCGCGCCAGGATGGCGAGGGTAAAGACGGCGTTGATCAGGACGAGCCGGATTCCAAGGAAGATGAGGAGCAAGAGCTACTTCTGGTCGAGAAGAAATGGCGGGAATATGACGATGCGCGCAAGTTCGATGAGAATTTCCGCAAGCAAGTCGCCATCGATCGCAAGTACGCGGCCGGCACTTCCGATCTCTCCTGGGCGGTTACGACCAATCTCATCGGCGCCTTCATCGATATATTGGTCGCGCTCCTTTATGCTCGCAATCCTGATGTTTCGGTGCGCAAAGCGCCGCAGGTAGATGAGTCGAACACCTATCAGATTCAAACATTCGCACGTACGCTCGAAATCGTCATCTCTAGTTTGTGGAAGAAAGGCAATCTCAAGAAACCCGCGCGCAAGGGCGTGCGCTCGGTACTCTCGAATGCCGAAGGCTGGTTCAAGGCGACGATGGTCTCCGAGAAGCGCCCACAACCGGAAGTTGAACGCGCGCTCAACGATGCGCAGGAGACTCATGCACGCATCGTGGCGCAGCAGAAGCTACTCGAAGATCCGGGCGATCGAGATCCTGAAACGCTGGAAGCCGAGAAGGCCGAGAAGGAAGCGTTGATCGAGGAACTTCAAGAAAAGTTGGAACTCGCCGTCAACAAGATGTTCGTCATCGACTACGTCGAGACGGAGAACATTCAGGTCTCAACCGACATCAACTGCATCGAGAATTATACCGATGCCGATTGGATTGCAAACGAACTCTATCTGACCAAAGACGATGCCCTGTCGCGCTTCCCACGGCTCAAACCCGAAGACATCAAATCGGCCAAGTCCTATTTTCAACGGGCGCCGAAGGAACTCACGACACGCGAAACGGACAATATCTTGCCGCAAGGCACGATGACGGCAGAAAGCGCGCAGGCGTACACGACGCAAACGAGCGCGACCGAATCGCCGATGTTTTTGCGCGTAGTTGAGATATGGGATCGGCGCGATAAGCAAATTCGCACACTCATCGACGGGGTGAAGAAATGGGCCAAAGAACCATATCCGCCGCCCTATCCAACGAGCCGGTTTTTCCCTTACTTCTACTTCGCCTTCTACGAAGTGGATGGCCAGCGGCACGCGCAGAGTCTTGCGTGGAGGCTGTACAAGTTGCAAGACGAGTACTCAAGCTCCCGCAGCAATTTCAGGCTCACGCGCGAGCGCAGCATCCCTGGGGTGCTATTCAACGCGACGATGCTGGACGAGGTTGAAGCCAAGAAACTGCAAGAATCGAAATCCCAAGAGTACACTGCGCTGCGTCCGAGCGATCCGGCAACGCCAATCGGCAATATGTTTGCGGCCAAGCCGGTGGCTGCGATCGATATGAGGCTCTATGATCCTACACTTATCCTCAACGATATGGAGCGCATCTCTGGTGTGCAGGAAGCACTCTCGGCGGCAATCAACTCTCCAGGTAATCCGAAAACTGCTACTGAGGCAAACATTCAGCAGTCCGGAACACAAGCTAGGACGACTTCTGACCGGGATAATCTCGAAGCCATGCTCACTGAGTTGGCAGAGTACACGGCACAGCAAGCGCTACAATGCCTTGAGGTTCGAGACGTTCAGCGGCTGGCGGGTCCGAAAGCATTTTGGCCCGAAAATATGGACATCGAGGATTTGTTCACCCTGGTAGAGATCACGATCGAAGCGGGCTCTACCGGCAAGCCACGTCAAGCGACCGATATGCAGGCGTGGGGGACGATTCTCCCGCTGATCCAAAAATCCTTGCAGGAAATCGAGCAAGCGTTTGCGACCGGCAACACGCCAATGGCGAATGCGCTGATCGAGCTGGTGAAAGAAACCATGCTGCGCTTGGGCGATGAATCGGATGTCGAGCGCTTCATCCCGCGCCAGCCGCCGCCAGGAAGCCCCGGCGCGGGAGGGCCGCCGCCCCCCGTCATGCCGCAGGTATCCATCAGCCTTAAAGGGGAAATCAGCCCGCAGGCCGCCGCAGAACTCGCGCAGCCGGCGATCAATCGCGATACACCCCCGCCACCCGCACCCCCCGCTCCTGGCAGCCAATCGGCTCCAGGTCAAACACCACCGTCATCCCCGGCTGGAGTATCCGTGCCGCCCGGAGCGGGGCCTTGATTTAAAATAAAACGATAGGAGCCCACCCATGGCAGAGAAAACGTTGATGGAAGAGATGGACGAAGCCTTGAGCGACGTTGTCGAGGAGCCGGAAGAGACGCCGGCCGAAGAAACGCCTACGGAGGAAACTCCGGAAGGCGACGAAACACCGGAAGGCGAGGAAACTCCCGAGGGCGAAGAAACCGAGGAGGAAGCCCTAGCGCGCGGTGCCGAACGCAATGCCGATGGCACGTTCAAAAAGAAAGGCGAGGAGAGGCCAGCTGAAGGCGAGAGACCCGCGAAGGTCGAGCCCAAGAAAGCCGATCCGCTGAATGATCCAATCCCGAAGGAGTTGAAAAAGGATACGCAAGAGCGCATCCGTACGCTGATCGATACCACAAAAGCGGTGACAGCCGAACGCGACACCATCAAGCGCGATTTCGACTACATGGTGCAGGGCGTGCAAGCCACGGGCGCGACGCCGGAACAGTACGGCGAGACGCTATCGTGGTTGGCGCTCTTCAACAGTCGCGATCCTGCGCAACAGAGTAAGGCGCTTGAATTGGTCGAAAGTGTCGCGGAACGCCTCTCGATGCTATTGGGAAAGGAGCGCACGGTAGGCGATCCGCTGGCCGCGCATCCTGACTTGAAGGAAGCGGTTGCCAAAGGCCAGGTGACGGCGCAGATCGCCAAAGAAATGGCGCGCATGCGAAACGGTCAGCAATTCAGAACCGAACTCACGACGCATGCGACCAACGAACAGCAGCGCCAGACGCAGGCAGCGGAGGAAGAACGTCAGGGGCGCGCGGCGCTGACTGAACTTGAAGCCACGCTTACCGCCAGCGATCCCGACTACGCCGCGAAGAAAGCGATCTTGGTGCCGGCGTTGAAACCGATTATGGCAAGCATCCCGTGGTCGCAGAAGAAGGACAAATTCTTAGCTGCGTACAAAAACGTCGTGCTACCAAAAGCATCCGCTGCACCCAAGAAAGGTGCGCCTGTGAACCAACCACTACGCGCGGGCAAGCAACCGGCCGGTGGCCAGACGCGAGCACCGACAAGCGGATTGGAAGCGATGAATGCGGCACTCGCGGGGATGAACAAATGAAAAACTACGCTAAAGTTTTGGTGGTCACGCCGATTCGGGGTAATACTACGATCACGCTGTACACGGCCGGCATGTTGCAATCGACGGGATTGCACGGCGGTTGGCTGCCGCTCGCGGGACAGTCCGATATCTACGTTGCGCGCAATGTTCTCGCCAATGAATTCATGCGGCGCACCGATTACGACACCATGGTCTGCATCGACAGCGACATGGGGTTCACTCGGCAGAACTTGCAGGACTTGATCGACACGGAAGAACCCTTCGTCAGCGGGCTCTACACGGACAAGTGCCAACCGCCCGCGCCGTTCTGCCGGGATAATAACGGCATGAACGTGGCGCTTGCAGATATCCCGACACAAGGGATGCTCAAAGCACGATTCGTCCCAGGCGGATTTTTGAAAGTCGAGCGCAGCGTGTTGCAAACGTTGATCGACAAAAAAGCGGTGGCTTCCTATGGAAAAGGGACATTTCATCATTTTTTCTTTGGTCGTATTGCACTGGATAATCTGCTATCGGAGGATTATTCGTTCTCGGATTTGGTCTGGAGCGCTGGCATTCAGCCGTGGATCAACTGCGGGATCAGGCTTAGTCACGATGGGCGCACACTGGACCCTCAAGCACCGCAGCCGAAGACCGATACCATAACGACGGAGACGATTGCGCTGCCGCCGCCTGCGAGTTTGAACGGAGCGAGCGCGCATGCAGAACCTTAGTATCTGCATTCCGACCTATGGCCGGTATCCGTTCCTAAAGTGGACGCTGGAGAAGACGGTAGCCGACTTCCCCGACACCAAAATCATCGTCTCGGACAACTGCTCGCAAGATGAAACACGAAACCTGGATATTCCCGGCCGTTACATTCGTCAGCAGACGAATATCGGCGCCTTCCCCAATATGCGAGCTGCACTCCTGGCATCTCACACGAAGTACTGCATGTACTTGGGCGATGACGATTACCTATTGCCTGGCGAAGTGGCAAAGGGTGTGGAATTTCTCGACAATAACCCTCAAGTACTCGCTTACTTTGCCCCGTGCCAGCTCTACGATGAAGTCGAGCAGAAACCCGCGTGGGATGCGTTTTACGTAGCGGAAGATGAGACCTTCACGCGCGCCGATACGCTGTGGAATTTCATCATGCACAAGCACGTGTGGCCTGAGCATGCGATTTATCGACGCGAACGGCTGGATGAAATCATGCAACCGCGCATCAATGCCTATTGGTGCTTCGTGGATCTCGCCAATGCGGCGCTACGCGGTCCGGTGCATTTTGCCAAGACGCCGTATTATCGGAATATCACCCAACACCCGATAGGACCGCGCATGAAGCTCGGTGATCAGCAGTGTTTGACGGATTTCGACGCCTATCGCGCGGGGCTCGAAGTGCTAGCGCACGATCTCTTCCCGCAAGCAGGCACCGACATCGATTTGAAGAAGAATTTGAACGAAATGATCCGGCAATTCATCTGGTCGCGCTACGAAGTGGCCGCTCGCATCTTGACGGCCAACAATAGACTGATTGAGGCGGATGTGCTAAAGAAGCGCATGGCCATGACCGGCTACTAGGAGAAAAGTAATGGCAATGAAGACATTGTGGACGCCCAAAAAGGAAGGCGATGCAGGTAAGGCGAAAGCGGGCGAAGGCAAAGCCCCAGTATCGCAGGATGAAACCGCATCGCATCCGCCGACCATGTACCTGGAGCACGAGCACTTAAAGAAACTCGGCATGAAAGAAATGCCGGCCGTGGGCGAGAAGCTGCATGCCCGCATCGAAGGCCACGTAGGCGCGGTGAGCGAGGATCAGGATCGCGGCGATGGCGGCGAACCTCGGCGTCGGATGACGCTTCACGTTCACAAGATGGAAGTCGGCACCGACGGCCCCGGCAAAGAAGTCGATCAGCAAGCCGAAAGCGCGAAGGGCGCGAAAGCGGAAATGGACAAGGCCTTGAAGCGCGGCGCGGGCGGATCGAAGAAAGCAGATTCGGAAGGCGAAGAGGACGGCGGGGAGACTACGCCACGGGGCGGCGGAGATTGACACTAGGTTTTTAGCGCGTTATCCTATGCGCTATGCCTTACAAAGATCCAGTTGAGAAACGTGCAGCCTCCGCGCGGTACAGAGCAAAACACTACGAAGACATTCGCGCGCGACGCGCGGGCCAGATCGATAAAATCCGCGCTCAAGCTCGCAAACGATATCACGAAGACCCACAGAAATATCGCGAGGCGTTTTTGCAGCGTAGATACGGTATAACCCAAGCGGATTACGACGCTATGTTGCTGGCGCAAAAAGGCTGCTGCGCCGTTTGCGAAACGGATGACTATGTAGGGCCTGGTCGCCGTGCGCACGTGGATCACGATCATAAAACTGGAAAAGTACGTGGGCTTATTTGCGTGCGATGCAATGTGTTGCTGGGTATGGCGCAAGATCAGCACGAACGCTTTCTAGCAGCTATCAGGTACCTCAAGAAACACGCTCAGTTGACAAAAGACGAATTATTGATGTAGCTTTGCGGCGAGCGATCGTATAAGTCGTCGTGATCGAGGGGGCCTCATCAACGGAGGTCGGCGCACCCCAAACTCCAGTGCTCACTCCTGGGAAGAACGCAATGTTTTTCCATAGCAGGAGCTACACATGCCATTTACGAGTGAACAATTGCAATATGCCGGCACGGCGGCCATTAATTTTTTCTTACGCAATGACCCGATCGATCAGGTCAATGTGGCCCGACCGCTAATTAAGAAACTGATGGAGGAAAAGAAGCCTTACGTCGGAGGCTTACAGTACGTCGTGGAGCAGCTGCGTTACTCCAACGACTCGAATTTCCAGTCCTACTTCGGGGACACCCAAGTCACATACAACCGGAAGCGTACGCTACAGCAGGCCAAATATACGTGGGGGTCGTTCCATGACGGTTACGGCCTCAACGAAGATGAGCTGACGCAAAACGGTATCGTCATGACGGACGATAAATCGAGTGTTCCGACCGATGCCGAAAAAGTTCAGCTCACGAATCTCCTCCAGGAGAACACCGAAACATTGAAGCTGGGCTTTCAAGAAAACTTCGACTACATGCTGCATCTGGACGGCACGCAGTCGGCGACCAACATCCCCGGCCTCGATCTTCTGGTGAGCACCACGCCCACCGTCGCATTGACGGTTGGCGGCCTCGATCAGTCGGTCTATACGTGGTGGCAGAACACAGCAATCACCGGCATCAACAGCGGCACCACGGGCTTGCTGACTCAGCAGATGGAAATCGCATGGCGCGATTGCACCCGGTACGGCGGCTATGCGCCGAACTTCATCATGTGCGGCGAGTTGTTCCTCGATGCTTACCGGCAGGATGCGAAGAACACGATCAATCGCACCGTGTTCATGAAGGGCGGCAAGGCGGAGCC